GCCATCATGATCTGTTCAGCCATTACCGGATCTACAGCGGGCATGGTCTGGGTTTCTTGCTCTACAACCTCGATGCTTTTATCCTGAAGCATCATTGCCAGTTCATCGTCTGACAAGCCTTGATAACGCTCACGGGTAACGTCTTCTTTTTCTTCCCAGTATGCTTTAACGATGCCGTTCTTTTGCAATAGGGCATCTTTAAACCAGTCGTGCATGATCTGTACGCCTGGATTGTCTTTCAGGAAAATGTGATTCAGATAATCGGTTGCTTGCTTTGCGCCTTCTTCGTCACCGGGTCCAGTAGGGTTAGCTACAACAACTTCATCCGATGCGGTAAAGATGCGAAGCAAAGGAGGCAAAGCGCCGTCAATAGCTTCTGCCACTTCACCTGTGACAATGGAGGATTTCCCAGATTGTTCGTTGCCAAATGGTTGCCGCAGGTAATATTGAAGCGCGGTTTTTCGGTCTTCTACCGTCTCGGTTTCTGTAAATCCAATCGCATCATTAAGGAATGCTTCAATCGCCGCTTTCAGGTCGTTCATCTTTCACCTTTGGAGGTCGCCCGATCTTGGGCTTGTCAGCATATTGTAAGGCTTGAGCGATTTTTTCAAAAGTGTTAATGCGAGACTCTAAAGCATCAATACGCAATTCAAGCTCACGAAGTTTGACTTGAGGGTTAGCCCCTTGAGGTGTTAGGTACATTTAAACGATCCATTTCTGTGGTTTGTTGATTGATTTACCCCAAACTGTGCCTTCATCCAAGGCGACAGCGACATATCTCCAAGCGTCCGCTGCGTGGGAGTGTTGGTCGTGAAGTGGTTTATTGCTAAACATCTTTGTGTTTGGGTCTACGTCATACCGATAATGGCGAAGGTTTTGAAGGCCATCAGCGCATTTAGTTTCGTCAAAGTATGCGCGATTCATTAACGAACGTGCCGCATTAATACCATCAGCAATAGACAGTTTAGGAGTAATCCTCACTGGTTTACCCATTGCAATCAGAATATCTTTAACGGATTTACCCGTCATATTTTTATGTTCGGCATCGTGAGGCAGCCACCAGTCCTTATAGATATACCCTTTATCTTGTAAGACTTGAGCATAATGATCGATTGTTTTCTGGCAGTTTTGATAAAAGTCGATTACTCGCACTTCACCGCCTGATAACGCCTGGACAAACCAAATCGAAGTCATATCAGCCCATCCAAGGTCAAAAAACACTTGAACGGGAATTGTCTTGTCGATAATCAGGTCACGGATTCGCTTTTCTTCCTGTGCTTTCCGTAGCTCAGTCGCATACACAGCACCATCCAGCATTTGACGTGTATGGCCTTCCCACACGTTCAAATAAGCGTCCATATTCTTAGACTTGAGATCCTCCAACTCATCCCGTAGGACTTGCGGAAACCAAGGGTTATCAGACCAGTTGACCTTTTTTACAATCGCTGTAGGTGGAGGGCTAACGACAAACCGCTTATATGTCTCGTCAGTGTCCAGGTCAGGGTTAAACGTCACCCAAATCTCTGAATCTGGCTTCCTGATCGTAGGGATAAGCGTCTCCCACGACACCTTAGACACCGCTTGGCCTTCTTCAATCCAACAGTAGTCAACGCCCTCAAACGACTTGATCGATGTCACGTTATGTTTTAGGCCGGCGAATGAGAACTCAGACCCGTTCCTGCCATAGATAGCTGTCCTCTGTACGTCAAAGAACGATTCAAGCCCCATTTCCTTGATCTGGTCGCCCAATAGCGCAATCACAGAATCAGAGATCGAGTTCTGCAACTCACGCGCACAAAGAACCCTTGTAGTCTTTTGAACTGCAATAGCAATCAAAGCCCTAGCTACACCCCACGACTTACCTGACCCCCTGCCACCGTAGAGAATCTTGTATCGGTGCGGCTCAAACAAGAATTCCAGCTTTTCAGGGAAATCTAGTTCAAGATTCATCGGGCTTCTTGAGTTTGATTGTGATGCCAGTGACTTGGACTGGCCCACCACCGTCACCAGTCATCTCTGTGCGGCTAAGTTTTGGCGTAGCGTATTCAGCTAATTGCGCCATCAAAGTCAAAGCGCCTTTAGGGTCAGGCTTAACTTGATCGCCATCGCCATAAGCAACGGTTTCTAGCCATTTCTGGACGTTTTCAGCGTTACCCTCTAGCATGGCACTAACTGTCTCACGAAACGTCTTGGTGGCCTTATTAACGCTTCCTGGTGGCCTTCCTCGACCGCGATTGGTCAAATTCTCAGGTTTTCCAGCGTCTATTTTATTCATGTTGTTTGAATCCCTTTCGGGTTGTTCAAGTTAGTTAATGCCAACATTTTAGCCTGTTGGCTTGGCTTTTAGTCTAGCTAATTTGATACCAAATACTTTTTGCAATGACAAATATCATGCCAAGTGTTAAGTAATAACGCAAAAGAAGCCTGATTATTTCCATTGGGTAAATTTATCGGCGTCTTTTGTCAATGTTTGAGATCAAATCTTTTATTGATTCTCTGCCCATTTTTGTGGCTCCCATTGGGGCGAGATAACCAGCAGCATCACCGATGATTTTTGATGGGCCTTCGTATGTTGGCGCGGTCAATCCTTTTTCTCGCATCCATTCTGCCCCGCCTACTGGCTTTTCAATAGGTAAGCCAGCCTGTGCAAGTAGCGATGCAATTCCATCAACTGGATAAGCTACGTTTTCAGCAACCATGTTACTGGCACTTTGTGCTGAGTTTTGCAAAGCTCTAAGGAGTTCTTCCGGCTTCATGCGGCCAAGCAAACCCGTCAACATTTCCTGTTCAGTCGGGTCTAGCAATCCATTTACTTTGTCAGCCATTATTCTTCCTCGCCGTTTTCATATTCTGATTCTTCTGTTCGCTGTTCTGCTTTTTCCCAGGCTTTGCAGGTTCTAAGCGTGTGACAGATAAAGTCGAATTTGTTGCACCAGCCACGGCCACCACCGTCTTTGTCGTAGGCATCCTCTGGGATTACCTCCATTTTGGCTAGTGTGTCGGGGCTGTCATCAAAATATTCACAGTTTGCACATAGGTTACGTCTTGCTTGATCTGGGCTGATTCTCCAAACGATTGACAAGTCGCGCCAATATTCAGAGTTATTCTCGTTGGTTTTTTCTGGGCCAAGCATCCAATGTTTTTTGACAAATGCACGGTTTTTCAGCGCATCTTTCTCAGAAATCTCAGGGATTTCGTCTGATTCCATTGATATTTCAAGCAGGCCCATATTGATTCCTTTAGATGATATTTTACCTTATTGCTTTTTTGAATCAACCTTTACCGCTGTTTCATTTGTAGTGAATCTGCACCCATTAGCGCATTCATATCTTCGGTATGTTCCTTGTGGGCGCTGTCTTGTTTCTAAAACGAACGCCCAGGCTTTGCATTGTGGGCATTTCATGGCTGGCCTTCGTTGTCTGCTTTCACAGCAAGGTCATATAAGTCTTCTTCCTGCACAGGTGCTGGCTGCAAAGGCCAAGGTTTGCCGCCGTGGTATGTCTTGACGTAAGCAGATGCTGTCTGAGTTTCCGAGGATTCCTTGGTAACTGGCTGTGCTGCAAGGGCTTGCTTGATGGCGGTGATGGCTTCTTTTGCCGGATCTAATTCGCAGAGGCTTGTAAATTGTTCAGAATCAAAACGCTCAACATGAGACGTTAACGCCTCCAGCGCTAATTTTAATGCTTCGTCTTTTGTGTGTGTCATGTTTTCTCCTTACAACTCTCGCTTTAGTCGCCTTGTTTCTGCGTTGTAATGTCGTGCGATTTCTACTAAGCCCTCATGCGTGTACTTTCTCACGGTCTGATCGGACTCGATTTGCTCTACCCTGGCTAAACCTATCCGTTCAATCAGTCCTTTGCGGTACTCAACAATGTTGCCAGCGAGGAATTGATTACAGTGTTTGCAGCTTTTGTGGCAGTTGTCCTCTACAAACCTAAGATGCGGCGAACTTCCAACGCTTCGGTAATGCGATGCGTCCCACCCGTTTGCGCTATCGTCTGGTGGCTTTCCACAAGATATGCAAGGCTTTAATAAATCACGTTCTCGGATGAACTTATTAAAGGAAACCTGCGAAATCTTTACTAACTGAGGCTTAGTCCTCATGGCATCCAACTTTTCTCGGGTCTTCTTGCGGTCTTCTTGGGCTTCCTTGGCTTTCTTTTTTTCTGTTGCTTGCCGTGATACTTCAAGGGCGCATAGGGGTGAGCAGACTTTTTGCATTGGTCGCATAGGGTTGAACTCACTTTTGCACACCTTACACTTTTTCATGCTAAAACCTCTTTTGATTTTTCTGGCCGCGCAAACTCACCAAAAATTCTTGCTGACCCTTTTATGTAGGCTTCAAAGGCTTGTTCTTTGCTTTCGTAGCACCCCAAACTAATGTTTTTGCCATTGTGCATAACTCTTGAAGACCATTTTTTAATGTCTTCCCTCCATGTAACGCCCTTGTATCCACTTTTGTTTGCGGCGTTTAATTTGCTGTTTGCCATGTTTTGACTTTGCGTTGCCTCACGCAAATTTTCAATTTTGTTGTTTGTAGATACACCGTCAATGTGATCTATGTATTTCGGCAAATACTTGTGATGCATTAAAAAAATTGCTTGGTGCAAATACACGGTTTTGCGCATTACGCTTAATTTCCAGTATTGTCTTTTGTTGCAAACTGTTAACCAACCTGCTTTTTTACCAACTGCTTCACCGCCTCGCACTGTTGTTCTGTACAAGCAGCCATCGCGGTATTCGTAATTTTCTAAAAGATAATTCAACATGTCGCACCTCGTTATTGGTGGAAACCGTTACTGATTGAAGTTATGGCAGGGCGGTAACGAATCGCCTTTTCCCCCGCTAAAGGTAGCCATGCTTATATTTTACCGCATTGTTCGATCTTGTTGTCGATCAGCAAACGATTGCGTCTTAAATATTTCAACTCTTAATCTAGCGGCCTCAAGCTCCCACTTTAGTTTTTCCTCTACCTCTATCGCGGCTTTTAAACCGTCTAGAAGCGCCAAATACTCGTCATGGCTATATGCGTATTGCTCACGGGCGTTTACCGTCTTCTCGGTGCTTTGGTTCATCAGCAAAGCCTTTTTGGATTTTCTGAATTCCTCAAGGTAAATCCTGTTGGCTTTTGCCTGAGCAAACTTACCCGCATTGGCAATTACGTAGTCAATCGCCCTGTTTGGGTCATTCACGCCCATAGGTTTCCACCTACAAACTTAGTCTTCGGCTCAAAAACAGGCTCGTTTCTAGTCTTTACCCTTTTTTGATAAGCAGCACTTCTCTCTGCCATTGTCTTTCTTTTGGGCTTCTCAGCATCAACACCCCCGCCAAGGCTGTAAATCGGGCGTTGGCTGCGTCCAATTTCATCTCTGGCCCATCCGCATATGTGAACCACGTTAGCGTCTTTAAGGGCCTTCATTAGCCCTTGTAAAGTGTCGTAGTGCATACCAGTTGCTTCTACAAGTTGGTATTTGGTCATTGGTGCAGTCAACAATGCCTTTAGAAATAATGTGATGTTGGAGTGCTTGCGGATTGAGTTGATCTTTCGGCCTTTTTTGCTTCCAGGGGTGAAGTTAGTCATTTGTCGCCCACCCATCCGTCTTGAATAACCCCTTCTTTAGTCAAGAGAAAACGAGCGCCTCTGTAGTTTTGTTTTACCGTTGGTTTATTTAGCGCATCTAAAGCAATTTCAACTGCATCCACACATCTCTGTATGGTTTCGCTATGCTCCATTGGCCCTTCAGCAAGTGCAGCAATTGGTTGAAGCAAATCAACAATCATTTTTAAAGATTCGTCTTTAGTCATTTGACCCCCCATTTTTGCTTTGTAACTTCAATAACTTGATTTGATCTGCTACCGCAAGACCAAGCCCCGTGTAAATCTCTGGATGTTCCTTTTCCAGCTTCTTTACCGTGTGCCGAGCTTCGTCCAAGAATCCAGGGTCTAGCGCCATCTTTGCACAGTGGTTCACCATCCTGCGGAAATAACTCATTCAATTTTTCCCTTTTCAACAAGCTGCACGGCTTTGTGTGGCCCATTTTTTGGATAGTCCATATCCGCTTCTTTTGCCGTTTGTTTTGCATCTTTTTCATTAGCGCATAAAGTAGCCACGCCTTTTATGTCTAAGCAATACCAGCGGTCTTCCTGTTTTTCAGTCATCTTGAATATCTCCAGTTAGTTTCAGTGCCATCGTTATGACGTGTTCAGGATAGTTTTGGCCTTCTCGTACTCTGTCCAAAATCTTGTGTGCGTCTGCGTGGCTCAAGCGTTTTTCTCGCGCAGTTTGGCTTCGACGGCTCTGGCCAGTTCAAAATCTCGCTGAGTTACTGCTTTTGTCGGAATAGAAAAACGAATCGCATCAATCTCTTTATCCGTCAGCCCAACCCATTGCCGCTGTGCTGTGGTAAGAGGCACACGTCCATCGCCAGCAGTTTTGTAGATCGTGCCGCAGCCTACGGAATCAAAGTGCTCACGCACCTCGTCAATCTTTACCCAACCTTCAACTGCGTTCCAGTACTCCAAAGGCTCTTTTACATTGTCTTTTGTCATATCTACCTTTCGTTGATGGTTTATTGTCTGGATGTTGTCTTACGCATTGCTGACATCATGTTGGATAGTGCGGATAATTTGGAAAGAAAAGCGGCGCTGAATCAGGGTTTTCTCGATATTGCTGACTGTCCATGTCAAACCATAGATTGATCTGAGGCTCACCGTCACCGCTTCCTTCGTAGTTTCTTTGCTTTCGCACAAATAAAACCTGATCTGGCTCTTTTCCTTTATCGCCTTCCTTGTTTGAACGAATGGCAATTTCCTTGCCCTTGTTGCGAAATACCAAAATGATGTTGTCCACTTGATCGGCAATGGCCCCGCTTCCTTTCAAGTCGTTTTTGTCGGGCAAATCGGTTTCTTTGCTTGGCTTCTTCAAGTGGTGAACCAAATGAATGTGGATCTGGTGGTCACGGGCCACGGCTGTCATTTCATCAACAAATGCTTTTTGGCCGTTGTAGTCATCCTCACCACTTACAACTTTGGCAAGGTTGTCAATCACAACATGGTGCAATCCCAATTCTGTAGCGCAATAACGCACCATCCCAATAATTAGCTCTTTGTCAGCCGTTCCTTGTTGGTCGTAAATCCACAAACGCTTATCAACCCAAACTCCAAATTCATCATACAAATCATCAATTGCTTTAATTCCTGCGTACATCCTAGCCATTCGCTGCACGGTCATGTGGGGCTTCATCTCAAAGCTGGCAATGCAGATTTTTTGCTCTTGGCTTATCAGGGATAGGGCTACAAGGCTCGTAACAAGGCTTTTACCGTGTCCATTCTGTCCAGCCCATACCGTGACCTCACCTTTACGAAAATCAAAGTTATCGCGTGTTTTAGGCCAAGGCAAGTAAACCTTCTTCTCGTTTTGCTTTTGACGCAAACGGTCTTTCAGGACTTTCGTGTAATCGGCTGCGTTTTTGACGTTCGCTTTTGCATCTGTCTCTCGCAGGTATTTTTTGAAGTCAATTTCATCGCTTGTCAGAATGTTGGTCATGCTTGATCTCGAAAGTAAAAACGGGTGTTTGACTTAACCTTGTTGTAAGGGTCATCCTTTGGGCTTGGATAGTTGCTTGCTGCCACGATTGACGCCCCGGCTGCTACGCACTTGTCAAACAAGTGTTCGGCTCGGTCTTGGTTGTAGCTTTCAATCATCACTGTCATACCAACAACAAAACGTAAATC